CCCAAAAAGTCTCGCCAAGGCGATGGTATGGGAACCAAATATGCCGCGTCTTCTCGCAATGGCGCTCGTAAAAAGTATAGAGGACAAGGCAAAGGATGAGTTACTTCCTGGATGGAAATGATGAATGGAATAATATACATCCATCAGACCTCTGGGTTTATAATAAATTATTTTTAAGTCGGATTTTAGGATATAAATGTGGTCCAGTTGGAACCACTGTTCCTAAGTCCGATTTTTATATTGTTCGCCCATCTTTCAATTTACTTGGTCTTGGGCGTTTTGCTCGTAAAGAATGGATTGAACTTTATACCGATCATATACATCCTGCCGAATTTTGGTGTGAAATTTTCAAAGGTGAACACCTAAGTGTTGATTTTTATCAAAAAAAATCAAACCTTGTGGTTGTCGGTACTCGTGATTCAGAAGATCCTTACTATAAGTGGAAAAAATGGGAAAAAATTGATAAGAATGTGAATTTTCCAGAAGTTTTAACTGAACTAAAAGGTGATTATGACTGGATTAACTGTGAATTTATCGATGGTCATCTTATAGAAGTTCATTTTCGTAGAAATCCCGACTTTCGTTATGGAAACTCGGTTGCAATTCCAGTTTGGGATGATGAAAAAATAGAAAATATGAAGTTCATTAAGGATTCTGAGTATTTTCGTAAGGGTTTTTACGTAGAATAAATAAATTTTTTAAGAAATTGAGTTGAAAAAATATTCGATGGGCAAGCACCTGCTCTTAGAGGTGTATGATGTTGATTTTGAAGCGATTAATGATGTAGAATCGCTTCAAAATGCAATGATCAGTGGCATAAACCGCGCCAATATGACCATTTTGAACGTGTTTTCACACTGTTTTCTTCCACAAGGGTGTACAGTCGTGATTGCGCTTGCGGAAAGTCACGTTTCTTGCCATACTTGGCCAGAAAATGGGTGTCTGGCAGTAGATGTCTACACTTGTGGAGAAGGAAATCCACGTTTAATCGCCCTAGAAATCCTAAAATACCTTAATTCAGACTCATATTCTCTACGCGAAGTCAATCGTTAAATAGACATAAGGAGATAGCAACCTCCTTTATAAAAGTTCTGTTTTATTCATTAAAACAGGAGCTAAAATGTCCAATTTACCAGTTGATAGAGACTCAAACTACATGTATCAGATGTGGGGAACCACAAAACTAGCAAGTGATTATGATGGTTTGGAGAAAAAAAGAGTGATTCAAGAAGTCATGCACGATGTTGCGCCTAGGCATGATCTAAAAAAACAAGAAGAACTACACGAAAAGATTCGTAATGATGAAGATTATGACGATTGGAACTATGGAACGGAACCAACTTATGGAATTCCATGGAAATGACGAATAAATAATCTGAGAAAATCTATATCTCAATGGCAGTCACACGAATATCCAGAGGATTTAAAGATATCAGTTTCTCTTTTGATCCACATCCTGTGACAAAAGATCTACCCGTTTTAACCAATGAGAGAGCAATCTCAAGATCTGTTCGTAATTTAGTGGAAACTAACTTAACGGAGAGATTTTTTAATCCATATATTGGGTCTAATGTACGCAGATCACTATTTGAATTTGTTGATTATGGTACTGCATCTGCAATTGAAGATCAAATTATAACTGCCATTGGGAACTTTGAACCAAGAGTTAATAATGTTCGGGTCGAGGTCGAACCAAGACCTGATGAAAACTCATTTGAAGTGATGGTCTTTTTTGATATTATTGGAGAAACTTTAAGACAACAATTTTCATTCTTATTAGAGGCAACAAGATAAAATGCCTTTTACACAGTTTACGAATCTAGATTTCGATCAAATTAAAACTCAAATCAAGAGTTATCTCCGTGCTAATTCAAATTTCACGGATTTTGATTTTGAGGGATCAAACTTTTCTGTGCTGATTGATACATTAGCATATAATACTTATATTACAGCATTTAACTCTAATATGATCGTGAATGAATCCTTTTTGGATTCTGCCGTATTAAGAGAAAATGTTGTCTCTCTCGCAAGAAATATTGGGTACGTACCACGTTCCAGAAGCGCCGCTAGGGCATCTATTACCTTTGATGTGCAAACTGATACCACAAGTCCTTTCCTCACTCTACAAGCGGGTCTGGTGTGTGTTGGGGCGTTTAATGACACATCATATCGCTTTTCAATTTCGGAAGATATCACAACGACTGTTAGGGATGGTGTTGCTAGATTTGGATCATCTTCTACACCAATTCTAGTTTATCAGGGAACTTATCTTACAAAACAGTGGACAGTTGATAAGTCACAAGATCAAAGATTCCTTCTCGAGAATCCTGGTATTGATACCTCTAAAATTGTTGTATATGTAAAAGGTATTAATGATAGTGGTCTTGGAAGAGAATATTTTAAAGTTGATAATATTTTAAATATCAATAAGAATTCTGAAATTTATTTGATTCAAGAAGTTCAGGATGAAAAGTATGAACTTCTTTTCGGTGATGGGTATTTTGGTAAAGAACTTGAAAATAATGCAGTAATCACAGCAAGATACATTGTAACAGAGGGTACAGATGGAAATGGACCATCTGGATTTGCTTTTCAAGGTAACTTTGTTGATGCATCAAATATAAGAGTTATTCCATCAACACGTGTTACAGTTAATACTATTGATAGAGCTAGAAATGGTGGAGATATTGAACCAGTTTCATCTGTAAAATATTTTGCCCCAAGATTATATTCTGCACAGTACAGAGCAGTCACTGCAAGAGATTATGAAGCGATTATACAATCAGTTTATCCAAACACAGAATCTGTAGCAGTTGTTGGTGGAGAAGAATTAAATCCTCCTCAGTTTGGAACGGTTCAGATCAGTATTAAACCAAAAAATGGATCATATGTTTCTGATTTTGATAAACAAAGTATTCTATCAAAGTTAAAGCAATATTCTATTTCTGGTATTAATCAAAAAATAGTTGATCTTAAAATTCTTTATATTGAGATTGATAGTTCCGTTTACTATAACTCAAATCAAGTTTCGAATGTTGATGAATTAAAAACATTAATTACTAATTCATTAACAGATTATTCTAAAAATATTGATATTAACCGGTTTGGTGGAAGATTTAAGTATAGTAAAATACTTCAATTAATTGATAGAGTTGACTCAGCAATTACTTCTAACATTACAAAGGTTAAAATTAGAAGAGATATGAAAGCTCTTGTGAATCAATTTGCACAATATGAATTATGTTTTGGTAATCGTTTTCATATCAATCCACAGGGATATAACATAAAGAGTACTGGTTTCACAGTACAAGGTTCTAATGATGTTGTTTATTTCACAGATGTTCCAAATAAGGACGCAAGTGGAAATCTTGATGGAAGTGGTAAAGGTATTCTAGCGGTTATTCGACAAACAGATAGAGGACAAAACCAAGTTGTTTTAAAGTCTATTGGAACTGTGGATTACAGCACGGGAGAAATATTAGTTAATACGATTAATATTACTTCTACTATTGCTGACAATGAAATTATCGAGGTTCAAGCATTTCCAGAATCAAATGATATTGTTGGATTGAAAGATTTGTATCTAAATTTTAGCGTTTCCAATAGCAAGATAAATATGCTTAAGGATGTTATTGCCTCCGGAGAGGAAATCTCTGGGGTTACTTTTACAAGAGATTATTACACTTCAAGTTATTCTAACGGAGAAATCGAGAGGAAATAAAATATGTCGAATTTTGAGAAGAGAGTACAGATCAATAAAATTATTGATAGTCAACTTCCAGAATTTTTAGTTTCTGATTTTCCAAAAGCAACTGAATTCTTTAAGCAGTACTATATTTCTGAGGAATTTCAAGGAGGAAACGTAGATCTTGCTGACAATTTAGATCAGTATTTGAAACTTGATAATCTTGTTCCAGAAGTTATTGTCGGACAAACGACATTAACCGATAATGTTTCAGCATCTGCTGGAATTGTTACCGTTACATCAACCAAAGGATTTCCATCAGAGTATGGACTTTTAAAAATAGATGATGAAATTATTACATATACTGGAATAACCACAAACACATTTACTGGATGTATTCGTGGATTTAGTGGAGTTACTGGGTATAACTACCTTTCTAGTTTTGATATTGATGAAAATTCTAATAAGCAATCCTTAGTATTTGAGGATACTGTATCAGAAAGTCATATTTCAGGCTCAGTTGTAAAAAATCTGAGTGTTTTGTTTTTACAGGAGTTCTATAAAAAATTAAAATATACATTTACTCCTGGTTTAGAAAATCTTGATTTTGTTTCCGATTTAGATGTAGGAAACTTTATTAAACATGCAAGAGATTTTTATCAGTCAAAAGGAACGGAAGAAGCTGTTAAAATTCTGTTTAAGGTTTTATATGGAGTAGATGCTCAGGTAATTGATTTGGAAGGTAGGTTAATTAAACCATCTTCTGCAAATTATGTTCGCAGAGAAGTTGTTACTGCCAAAAATATTTCAGGAGATCCTCTCAATTTAGAGGGTCAAACTATATTTAAATCTACTGATCCCAATACAAATGCTGCGGTTTCAAATGTAGAAATATTTACAAGAGATCTTGAAACTTTTTATAAGTTAGAGTTATTTGTTGGATATGATGAAAGAGATTTAATTGAAGGTATTTTCACTGTTCCAGGAAAAACACGGATACTTGAAGACGTATCGATTGGATCTCCTGTAATTTCAGTTGACTCTACAATTGGATTTCCAGAATCTGGAACATTGAATTTAATATCCGATGGTAATTCAATAAAATACACATCAAAGTCAGTTAATCAGTTTTTTGGATGCACAGGAATCAATTCAAGTATTCCACTAGGGTCTGAAATTAGATCTGACGAAACAATTTATGGTTATGAAAATGGAGATACTGGCAAAAGAGTTGATTTAAGAATTACTGGGGTAATTTCAGATTTTGTAGAGATTGATGATAGTTCCTTATTAGATGAAGGTGAAGAGATATCTGTCAGAAATCTTGGAGAAATTATTGAGAATCCTGCAAATAATGAAAAAAATTATAAGGAAGTATTTGCAAATAGTTGGATTTATAATACTAGCACAAGATATCAAGTAAAATCTATAAGTGGTTCAACTTTTACAGTTTACAGTAATATTGATAAGTCAAGCCTTAGTGTTGGAGATACAATTGATATCTTATTTGGATATAGTAACAATATTGCTTTTTCAAATGCAACAATAACAGATATTAATACCTCACTTAATCAAATTATTTTGAGTGGCATAAGTGGATTTACACCAGATCCACTTTTAGAATATGATATAAGAAGAAAACTAAAAAAATCTAGAAGTCTAAACGTAGATATTGTAAATGGCAATGACACATACATTGCAAATGTATTGAATGTTTATACTAATAATAGTGATGGTTATGTTGCGTCAAACTCTTTACCATCATATACTATTAATGATGAATTAATAGAGTCTTCATTACCTTCTGGAACATCAACTTATCTTGGCAATTATAATTCCACTCTTCAAGCATATTCTAGTATAAAATTCCCATCAAGTGTAAAATTTATTGATGGTGATCAAGTAGTATATACTTCTTCTAATCCATTAAAAGGATTGTCTTCTGGATCAAAATATTATGTAAGATTGATTGCAAGTAATGAGATTAGACTGTATGAATCCAAATCTCTTTTAACTAGTTCAGAGTATGTATTTTTTGAAG